TTATTTCGACACCGCCTCCTGCTGCTCGTCCTGGGTGCCTCCGTAGATGCCCCAGTCCAGCAACTCGTCCGCCACCGTCTGCGTTCCATAGTCGAACTTGGTCAGCAGGCTGTCTCCCGTCGTCGCCACGCCATTCTGCGCCAGGTCGTAGCGGTCGCTGAACACGCTCACGCTCTTCGGCGTGTCCGCCGGGTCGTTCCCTGTCACCTCCAGCCGGTTGTAGGGCCGCGCCGTCGACGGCTGGATCTCGTTCAGCAGCACGCTCACCACCGGCCGCCCGCCCACCGCCGCACTCTTCGCGCTGATGTGCGCCACCTCCGCCCATTGCCCCGTCGAGCACAGCAGGTTCACACCCTTCGCATCCCAGCTCGGGTACCCGGTCGGCGTTCCCGCCACCGGATCGCTGTACACCGTGCCCGTATTGTCGCGGCACAATATCGGCCCCGACGTCGCCGGCCCAATCAGCAGTTGCGTCACGCCCGGCGAGGTCTCCACCGCCTGCACCGCGCTGCTGCCGCCCAGCAGCGTGCGGATCGGGTGCCACAGCAGCCCGCTCTCCGGCGGACTCACCGCCGACATCCTGAACCAGTGCCCCGCCCCGTCCGCCACGTACAGCGCATTCTCGTTGGTCGCCTGGCTGTTCCAGCTCACAAACGCGGCCGCCGGGTCAAACAGCGCCGCGTTGATGCCGCCCGTCGTCACCTTGCGGAACTGGTCGCCAATCGGGAAGCCGATCTCGGTATAGCCGGTCGCCGGCTGGAACGGGAACTCCACCGCCACGCTCGACACCTTCCCATTCGCCTCCATCACAAAGAAGTTCTGGTTGAACAGGGTGACGGCGTTGAACCCCGAGACATTCACGCTCTGGAAGTAGGGCCGCGCGTAGAACGGGTCGCTGGCCGTGCCCTGCCCCAGGATGATCCACATGCCCGAACTGGTAAACACCACCTGCCCGCCATCCTGCACCGTAATCGGGAAGATCGCGTAAGGCTTGCCCATAAACGCGATAAAGTTCAGCGGCGGGCACTGGGTCAGGCCGTTTCCGGTCACCGCGTCCGGCCCCGCCGTCCACATCACCATGTTGCCCACGATGTACCACACCCGCTCGAGCGCATAGCACATCGGCAGCGCGCCCAGTGGAGGCGGGTCGGCGCTCTCGTCGATCGGCGCGGGCACGGTCGCATTCTGTCCCAGCACCAGGTCGCTCGAAACGTCCATATACGTCACCGAAGTGTTGCCCAGCAGCCACGGGTTGGGGATGTAGTCCAGCAGCACCAGCGTCGCCTGCCCCTGCGCCGTCCGCCACAGCGCAATCTGCGCGCACTGTAGATCGGTCCGCGCCGCGGTTCCCGTGATGTTGACCGTCAACTGCAACTGGAATCCTGTGCCCAGCCCGCCATTCGCCACCAATGTCACCGGGCTGGCCGTGCCCACCGTGCCGTCAATCCCCACCGGGCTCCACGCATATTGCAGCGTGCCGCTCCACAACACGCCCGCCGGCCCCGAGCAGACCCAGGTAATGGTCCCGTCCGTAGTCGTGCTGCCAATCGACGTTGCCCACGTAGGCGCCGTAGCGCCCGAAGTTCCGGAGATGGCTGGCGAGGACGCGATGGATTGCAGGTTGCCGTTGTTATCGACGATCACGCACACATTGGGTGCGCCGGCGGTCGCGCCACCATAGACCGTGGTCGCAAACCATCCTGCGCCCACCGGCCCATAGTTCACCCAGGAGATTGATCCGTCCAGAGTAACCTGCCCAATGGCCGTTCCCCACGCGGGCAGCACCCGCCCGGTTGTCCCGCTTCCTGCCCCAACCTGGATATTGCCGTTCGGGTCCAGAATCGAAAGGCTGGCGATGGCGAAAGGCGCATTCGGAGACCAGAAGCGCGGCACCCCCGGCGTCGCCAGAATGGTGCTGTATGGCGTGGGCGTCACCGCCGGATACGTCCCGCTGTAGTTCGGCGGCGCCGCCGGCACACCCGCCAGCCCCCAGTTCTCGGCCGGATTCCCAAAGCATGTCCAGTTCACCCCGAAATTGAACCCGTTGTCATTCGTCACCACGCCCCAGGTCGCGCTCCAGGCCGGCTCAGCCAGCCCGGACACTCCACTATTCGCCGTCAGCGCGATCATGTTGCCCGTGCCCGCGCTGGGCGCATAGGTCGCGTGCGCCGTCGCGAAGGCGATCTGGTTGGTCGCCAGCGCCAGCAGCGCCAGCGTGCTCGCCGGGATGCCCTGCCACAGCAGCGTCGCCCCGTTCAGGTATGCGCCGGTCCCGGTCAGCCCGCTAAAGCTCGCCGTCTGGTTGGGCGGAATCACCGGTGCCGTCGCGGTCAGCGTAATCACCACGAAGTTCCCGAACGCCGGATCGTTTACCACCTTGGTGCTCGTCACCTGCGCCGTCACCGGGTTGGCCTGGATGCTCTGGATGTTGCCGTTGCTGTCAACAATAAAGTCGCCCACGTTCCAGTGGATGCCCGCCTGCCACACCTTCGCCGAGCGCAGCACTTTCTTCTGGTCGACGCCATCGCCGATAAACAACTCCGTATTCACGCCCAGCATCCGCGCCGGCGCGGTTGTGCCCTTGGTCAGCAGCACGGTCTTCTGCCCGGCGGTCGCGTCGTAGATGTTCTGGTCCGCCCCATCCATCAGCACCCGCACCAGCTCCGCGCCCTGCTGCTGGAACTTCCAGCTCGCAAAGCTCAGCGCCGCCGGAAAGTCATTCAGCCCCAGGTCGTTGTTGTACACGCTCGAGCCCGGCGCGCGCACGTCGGTCAGCTTCACCCCGATCTCGCGGTTCGTTCCATCCCAGATCGAATCGAACCGGCTGCCCTGGTAGAACTTCTTTACCAGGTAAGCCGTCGCCGCATCCCGGTACGGGCTGCGCTGCGTCCATAGCCCGGTAAACTGCTCCCCGGCCATGGTCGCGGCGCTGTACCGCGTCGGATTCTTTACCGCCCCCGCCGCTGAAAATGGATCAGGCACTTCGTGCTCCATCTACCGCTTCGCGGTGTAAATTTGAGATGCCCTCGCAGCCATCTTCGTAGTGCACATCTAAATCTGTAAAAAACTTGTCGCAGTGTTCGCACCGAAATTTCGGCAGGAGAATATCCCCCTGGCCGTAGGGTGGTCGTTCGTTGCCTTCATAGAGTTTTCCGTTACTCAAAACACTCACCTCCGTGCGGATGTTGCGGCTGACCGTCTTCTTCCCCTTACCCTTCTCCAGTGGCACCCTGCGCCCCCTTCCGTTTGCTCTGTCGCATCAATTCGAGCGTAAAGCTGGTCTCGATCATCATCCGCGCACCCTCCAGCAGCCCTGCAATTTCCCATTCCGGCAGGTTTGGCGGGTCGGTCTCATATTGCAGTGCGCCGTTGGCTGAAGTGATCGTGAGTGTCATACTGGTAGTTTACCGGAATAAACACGGATGTCAAGCCCCGATTTTCCACAGGCCCCTGTCATTCTGAGCGAAGCGAAGAATCCCCGTATTTCGCACTACGATTGCCGTGCCGCCGCTCCGCTCTTGCCCATCGCGTCGCTGCGCAGGCTGCTGCGGCCCACATTTATCATCTGCTCGTACTGGATGGCCTTGGCCTGTTCGTCCAGGCCGTCCTGCGTCGCCAGCAGCGCCGCCACCGCCTCGCGCCTCCATATCTCAAAGCGCGCATCGTTCACCAGCAGCGCCGCCTCGCTCAGGTACCACTTCATAAAGATGTACGCAAACTCGTCCGGCACCGGCCCAAAGCCCTTCGCCCATCCGGTCAGCAGCTGCGCCTTCTGCTGGAAGTCGAAGTACGCGGTATACGCCTCGTCGGGCACGCTGTTGAACCGCAGCGTGATGTTCCCCGCATTGTCGTCATACACCGGCGCCACCAGCTCCGGCCGGCGCACGCTGCTCACCTTGGCCAGCGCCACCCGCCCCTCCAGCTGCATCACGCTGCTCTGCGCATCCACCAGCCACTGCGTCTCGATCCGCCCCAGCGTCGGCAGGTACAGCGGGTAGTCGGTGCCTCCCACGGTCGAGATCGCCAGGTTGAACGTCGCCCGGTTGAACCGCCACACAAACGGCGCGCCCAGGATGCGCTGCAGCACGATGTTCGCCATGGTCAGGCCCGGCTCGTAGTTGTTCACGTTCAGCCGCTGGTTCTTGATCAGCGTGCTCGCAAACACCACCGCATTCTGTACCGTCAGGCTCGTCGACACTAGAATTCCTCTCCCCTTCTCTCCGATTGATGTATTGGATCTGTCGGATGGCCCCCGCATACCGCACACCAAAACACGCCATCAGATTGGCGATCCATCGGTACAAGGTCATGGCCAATCATCACCCTGTCTTCGTTGTAATGGAGCGGGTTGAGGAAGGATAAGACCATACATCACCTTACTTTATACATAACTCTCAGCTTAGGATTCCAGCGCGATGCTGGCGTTGGCCGTCATCACACTCTCGCGCAGCAGGCGGACGGCTGCGGTCTGGTCTGCGGATGCTGGGGTGTTCGCCACCAGTACCTTCGCAAAGGTGCGCGCGGCCGCCCGGATCGCCTCGTACCGCTCGGGTTGTCCGGGTTTCGGTGCGTGATAGGTAAAAAGGTTGTCGATCTCGGCATCTGTGAAAGGCATCCAATTCTCCTCAATTTAACACCGGCGCGAGCCGGTCCAATACCGCACGAAGTGCCTAATAGGGGTTGTCCGCCGTATAGGGTCCACGGTCGCCGTTATACCCCAGCCTGCTCTCAACCACGCTGCCCGCCGGCAGCAGGCTGTAGGCGTTCGGCTCGCGGTCGCCCTGCTTCTTGCTCTTTACCAGTGCCTCCAGCCACTGCTCCTTCGTCAGCACTAGCCGCTTTTCAAGTGCAGGGTTAGGACTAGCCTCCAGCGATTCGTATTCCAGTCCCCGGCGGAAGTAGCGTGCGTAGCTGTCCGGAAACGGATCCAGCTTCTGCTGCATGGTGGTAAACAGCGGCGGCTCAACTTGGAACACCGGAGTAATCTGCCAGGTCGGCCCGGTCGCGCTCGGCAGGTTATCCACGCGAAAGCCCTGGCTGCTCGCCAGCACCACCGTCCAGGTCACGCTGCCATCGGTAACCGTGGTGCCTTCGGCCGCATTCACGGCAGCAAACGGCGCGGTCATTCCCGTCGTCCCGAATCCGGTCACGATCAGGATGTTCCCGTTCGCGTCCAGCATGCTCATCAGCGGATTCTGCGCCTGCGGCCCCGTCCCCACCAGCGGGCTGTACACCATGCCCGCGCCCGGCCACGCGCCTAGCGTCAGATCGCCGTTATACATCCAGCAGATGTTCCGGGTAACCCAGGTGCTGATGCTGGTGCGGCTCAGGCCGCGCCGCCACTCGATGTTAATCAGCGGCTTGGGCAGCGCCGTGTTGTTGATGTTGATTCCCGCGCAGTCTTCTCCCCAGCCAATCAGCCCGGCCGCCTGCCGCGGCTGCGGGTAGTCCTGCTGCCAGCTGTTGGTGTAGATCGCCGCCGCCACCGCACGGTTCCACTTCCAGTTGAACCGGTCGCAGATCAGGTCCGCGATCACGCTGTTCGCCATCTCCAGCGCCAGCTTGTCGCCATAGCCGCTCGCGCCCTTGCGCGGGTCGGGAATGCCGCGCGCCGCCAGCGAATCGTACATGCTGCCGAGACTGATGGTGCTGTTGCCCATGCTTCCTCAAAATAAGGGATTTATATACATTAGTCCCTTGCTTCATAATACCTCATTCGCAAAGGTTGTAAACGCTCATGCACGACTGAGCCGGGAACATCGGAAGTTGGTCTATATCGACGCTTTCAATGTAACGGAACACATCTTCGACGGTCGGGAATGCAACAATTTTGCCGTCCTCTTTTTCGAGTTTTACCGAGCAGAATCTATCAGGGATGAAGCCATGCCGAAAGAAAGTACGACCCTGCTTTCCAGTCTTCTCCAGCATCCGCGCCTCCAGTTCGATCAACCTGGGGCGAATCTCTGGCGTAGAGATCAGATAGTTCTTCATGTCGCGCAGGTTGGCCATAATACAGGGCCAGCATCCTACGCGGCTGGCTCCCATGAGATACAGCGGATTCGGTTTTACGTTTGCCTCGGCCATATCGTTGAAACAATGCTCTGCTGTCCAAGTGAGCATCGGGCGTTTGATGAGGTACCCACCCGCCGCGTCCACCCACTCTTCGGCCTTCATGTTCTTGCGCTTCTCCGACTCGTCGGCGCGAATCCCCTGATAGCTGATTACGTCGTCATTGAGGCTTTCAAAGTAGCGGTGCAGCGGCTCGATTTTCATATCCTCGGTGCAGTACCGCTGGAAGCCGTTCGGGAACATGTGATGGTCGAGAAAGCAGTCAATCAAGGTGGGGTACTTCTCGCTCTTGAGAGTTACCAGCATCCCGCGCAGGAGACGCGAATTGATCTCTTCGATGTAGGCGTAAGTGATGGGGTGCTCGAACCCTGTATCGCAGAAAACCGTTGTGAACTCGCTCAGGTTCTTACGCGCCCAGAGGATGAGAGCAGTCGAGTCCTTCCCGCCGCTGAAACAGACAATATGCTTAGGCATTCTTCGCCGCTTTCTTCGCCTTGCGGACTCGCCGCTTTGCCGCCGTCGTCTTGGGTTTGGGACAGTACGCCAATACAAGGGACTAATGTATATAAATCCCCAAAATAAAAGAGCCGCCGCCCTTTGTGAGCGACGGCCCTCGTCAGTTTACCGTGTTTCGTTAGGTCGTCTGCGCGAACGTGATGCCTGTGGGCACAATCGCGGGCGCCGACGGTGTGATGGTCGCAGCCAGCGACATATTTGTGCTCGCACTGCTTGCGGTGTACGCGAATGCCAGCGGAGTCGTGGTGCTCTCCACCCAGCCAGTCGGGTAGGTCACACTCACAATCAGCCCAGTCGAGTCCACGGATGGGCTCACACTCGGATCGTTCGATGCGATGGTGAAGGTTGCGTCCGGCGGCATGGTTGCGCCGGCCGGCGAAAGAGTCCCGGTAAATACCTGGGACTGTCCTGCCTGGGTCTGGTTCATAGTGCTCTCCTTAAATGAAATTGCTGTTGGGATTAGATGCTGAATTTCGCGTTCGAAGATCAGGCGCACGTCAAAAGAGCTCGCCGGCACCACCTCGCGGAAGCGCCATCCCTTCGCGCCCATCTCGTCGAGCACCTCGGCGATATGCGTGTGCTCAATCCGCCGGACTTTGTATTCGTACTGCGTCATCTCGGCTCCATGTCTACGCGGGCAGGCGGATACTACGATACCGCGTAGTACGGCACCGCAAAAACCGTTCCGTTGATCGAAAGTTTCAGGTAGCCGGTCGGCGTAGCCGGCAGCGCCGTGGCCCCGCCCGCCGCTCCCACCGTGGTCTGCGTCAGCGCGGCAGTCAGCACCGGAGGCGTCGGCTGCGTCACTGTGCCGGTAAAGGTCGGGCTCGCCGCGGGCGCATAGGCTGCGGGCACAGGTCCGGCGGCCGGGGCGCTGCCGGCAGCTCCCACCAGCCCCGGCGTCCGGCTGTCGCCGAAGGTATACAGCAAATTATTCTTGGCGTCGAGGATGATCCCCTCAGTCCCAAAGCACTGCGCCGCTGTCGGCGCTCCCCGTACTACTGTATCGACGCCCATGTGCTTCTCCTCTTCCTCAAACCGCCTGTCATTCTGAGCTGCAGGCGAAGAATCCCCGCATCTCGTTTTATGCTGCTGCCTGCTGGCTCGCCGCCCACGCATTCGCGTCGCACGGCCGCCACGGATACACTACCACGCCGGTCTCGCTGTTGGTCAGCGTGTGCGTGGTCCCGCAATCCATCTCCATCGCCGCCTCGGGCGTCTGTTTGTCCTTCGCCGCCTCCAGCAACTCCTCGAACTTCTCCACGTCGGCATTGTACTTCGCCACCCGCCGGCGAACCTCCACAGCCGTCTCGTCCCGCTCCAGGATGATGCCGCCGGGCATGTGGAATCCCGCCTTGAATGGGTCCTTGCGCATCAGGTAGGGGTGCGGCGTAAACCACTCGCCGTGGCACACAATGCAGAAGATCCGTTTCGTCCAGCCGTCCGGCATCTTCATCACGCCCAGCGCGCTCGGGTTCGGCGCCTTGGCGGCATACGGGTTGTTCATCGCGCCGCCCTGGCGGTGGGTGCAGCGGTTGCTCAGCGCCTCGCGGCTCGCGCGCGCGCTGCGGAAGCCCGCCTGCCGCTCGGCATTCACCCGGTTGCGCACCGCCTTCTCCGCCACTCGCCGCGCGTTCGACTCAACCGTCTCGTCCAGGTCCAGCAGCGCCTTCTTCAGCGTCGCCTGATCTAGCTGCTCCTGCATCTTCGCATCCATCGTTTTACCTCCCAAAGCCGTCATTCTGGACGGCATTTTCGCCGTCCAGAATCTCGGTATTGGCCCTACGTTTTATGTCGTCTGCGGAACTGCGATCGCAATCCTCGCGCGCGAGGTCTGGTCGGGCGGCAGCCCGCATCCAGCCACGCAGTTGTAACCCGTCCCGGCCGGAATCAGCCCATTCGGGTCGTAGGCGGTGCGCGCGGCATACTCGCCGGCCCACAGGTTCATGTTCTGCCACTTGGGGTCGATCTTGGTGTGGCGCGCGTTGGGGAAGTTGATCCACACGATCGCATCCATACCCGCCAGGTACGTGCTGATGCCAGTGTTGCCGCTGGCCTGCCAGTTCGCCGTCTGGGTCTGGTTGGTGCTCTTGCGCCAGTGCGCGCCGAGCAGTTCCAGTATCTGCGCCGGCTTCTCGCCTTCGGTCCCGCCCGGCAGCTCCTCCAGCTTCAGTTGCCCGGCATCGGTGTGCTTCCAGATGTCGACAATCGAGTTGTTGCTGTTGTCCAGCGTCAGGTCGCCCACGAAGAAGTCATGGATCGATCCGTTGTAGAAGCCGTCCATCATCGGCGGAACGGTCGCGCCGCCCAGGCTGGCCGGCATCTGCTCGATGATGTTCTTGGTGAACGGATATGGCGTTACCACGCTGTCCTGGTTGCTGGTGCGCGCGTCCCACGTCCGCAGGTAATCGAACTGCGCCATCACGATGTCGTCCAGGCTCAGCCCCAACTGGTAGGCCATCACCCGGCGGTTGTTCTCCAGGTCATTGGAGATCGACGTCATAAACGCCAGGTCGGAGATGTTCGAGTAGTTCGCCAGTTGGAACAGCACGATGTCTTTGTAATTCGTGCTGATCTGCTCGGGCGGCCCCAGTGTGCCCTGCGTCTGCTGGACAAGATCAGGCCCCAGCGGGATGTTCATAAAGTTGCGGAAGGTCAGGCCGCTCTTCTCCGGCAGGTCCATGTGCGTGACCATCAGCAGCTTGCCCAGGTTCGCATACAGGAACTTCATAAACACGCGGTTGTAGTGGACGGTCAGGCCGGATTGCGGCATGTTCGCGGTGGTCTGCGCCGCCGGGCTCGCTCCGTCCCACGCCGTGCAGGGCTGCGCGGTCAGCGCGGCGCTCACCGTGATCAGCGACACCCACAGCGCGGCCATAAATGCGGAGCCCCAGCGGAACGCGGGCCACACCACATACTTCAGCATCTTCTCCGGCAACTGTTCCCTGTTCCCTGTTCCCTGTCCCCTGTTCTTCATGTTCAGTCTCCGCGGCAACCTCTTAAGCGGTCGCCAGTTGGCCGAAATGCGCATCGCAGGCTGCCATGTAGTCCGGGTCCTTGTCTCTCGCAAGGCGCTCGATCTGCGCGGAAGGCATCATCTCGATGTCGCGTTTCGAATACTTCAAAGCCTTTGGTTGCGCGGTCTGCGGCGCGCGAAGCTGGGTGCCTCGTATGCCGGTAGATAGCCGCCGTGGCCTCTCGGTACGCTGAACCTGACTCTCGACAGGAAACGGTGAGGGGGTAATGCGTTGTTCCTGGTGCTCTTCCGGCGCCTCGAATAGTTGCCCGGAATTCAGCAGCTCGATAAAACACTGCGTCAAAATCTCCTTGGTGATCAGCGCCACCTGGTGGCCCACCTTCTGGCCCGCGCGGATCCCCAGCAGCGTGCGGTTGCCCGGATGCTGGTAGAACTCCTCGTGCTCGTCTTCCCACTCCGCCGCCAGTTTCTTGAAGTTGTCCATCGCCACGCGCTGCGGGTCCACGCCGGTCTCGTCCGCCGCCAGCTTCACAATCGCCGCGGCCGCCTTGGCCGGGTTCTGCAGGTCGGTGGTCAGTTGCATCACCTCATCGGCGGAAAGCCGACGCCGAGGCGCAGCAGGCGTCGCTGTGGGGGCACCCTGCGCCGGTGCATTGGGCTGCGCGGTTGCGCGGCGCGCGAGAGCAAGTTGCGCGTTGCCATTCTGTCGTTCAATCTTCTGCAGCACCTCGTCGACCGTCTTCCCATAGGTCCAGATCGGGTTGGTGCCGTCTTCCAGGTCGATCACGCGCGCAAACGTCCCCGCCTCAATCGGCTGCCCATTCGGTCGTTTATCGGTCCAGTACGCGATCATGCCATGCCCCTCAGTTCGCGCAGCACTTCATCAAAGTGGATTTCGTGTCCGTGGGCTAGGAGCGAGTCTTTAATTTCTGGGACTTGCAGATATGCCTCCATTTGGACCGGACTCACGCTCTTAAGGAAACAATTATCTGAAAAAGTAACCCGCACACCGTCGGTGCCGCTGGGATACCACGGGTCGTCCAGTTTGAAGCGGGTGATGCTGTATGGCTTGACGCGGAACGGCAGCACGGCGGCCGCCACCAACCCCGCCAGCATCCCGAAAAATCCTCGCCGTGTCGCCTTCATTGCTTCGATTCCTCGTCCAGCGCCTTCACTTCCGCATCCACCAGCACGGTTACCTGCTGCGCCGCGGCCCGCAGCGCGTTCAGGTAGGCCCACTGCTGGGCGATCTTCTCGGCATTGCCGAGCGGATCGCTCTGGCTCATAGATATAACACTCTTCCTGTGCAAAAATAAAGTTCTTTCTAAAAGCCGCTGCAAAACCACCCACCCATCCGCCTGCCGCAGCTCCTTCAAATGTAGCCGCTCAACCCGCGTCAGCTCCCGCTCCGCGTCGTGCTTCGCCCCGTCCTCGACCGCTTCGCGGTGTAAAACCGGGCTTCCCAGGCTCGCTCCGGCCGCGCTCCGCTGGATCTCCGCCAGCTCCTCGTTCAGCGGCGTCCCTTGGTGGAACCTCTCGATGGGCGTCAGTTCAGCCACTACGCGCGTCCTCTTTCCACTTCGCTACGAAGTGCCCACGGAGACCCGCAGTGCGGGCATCGCGCGTGACCCTTCGGATAAAAATCCTCGATTGATCCAGCCTTTTTACATTTGGCACAGATCAACTCCAGATGTATTCCGGAGTCCTTTGTTGCCGCGCCGCTCACCCCGCTACCCCCGGCACGCCGTTCTGCAATTCCTGCATATCCGTGTTCCTGTCCACGCGTCCCTCCGCCAGCGCAAACTCATTCTCCAGCGGCACTTCTCCAGTCACTCCGCCTTCGCCGCGCGCAATCAGGCATTCCTTCGCCATCGACTTCCATGCGCCCTGCGTCACTCCAACTTCCAGCCCGGTGTAAATCGCCACCAGCGTTGCTGTCTCCAGCGGCGGCAGCGGCGGATCGCCAAGCGGAACAGCTAAAATGGCCACTACGCCACCCCCGGAATCCCGTTCTGCAACTCCTGCATGTCCGTGTTCCTGTCCACACGTCCCTCCGCCAGCGCAAACTCATTCTCCAGCGGCACTTCTCCGGCCACGTGGTCCAGGCTCTTCTCTACGATCGTGTTTTGCAGGTCCTGCTTGCCCTTCTCCTGCACCTCCTGAATCTTATTCGCGCCGCGCAGCTTCTCCAGCAGCGCCGCCGCCTGCACCCGCTGCGCGTTCGGATTCAACTGCGCCACCTGCTGCTTCTCCTGGTCGGTCAGCGGCACAATGATGTCTTCCGCGCCCTGCAGTTCGCTCACCCGCAGGAAGATTTTTTCAATCGCCAGGAAGTTGATCGTCCAGCCCTTCTGGTGCATGTACTCCATCAGTTGCGGCTGCTGCAGCAGTTGCAGCAGGAACGGGATCAGCTGCGCAATCGCCGCCTTCGCCGCCAGCTTCTGTCCCGCCAGCACCATGATGTCGAACTCTATGTTGGTCAACTTCTCAGGATCGATGCTATCGACGATCGCCTGACTGAATTTTCTCGACAATATGGCGCGGATCTCAGGAATCGGCATCACGTCGATCACCTGCTGCCACTTGAACCGGTTCCAGCGCACGATGATGCCCTCCAGGTGCGCAATCGGGTCGCTCACCTGGGCATCGCTTTGGGTGGATGAGCGGTTCACCCCGGCAGCCGTGCGCGCCATGCCTTGGGTGCTGCTGATCTGGCCCTGCATGGCTCCGGCGTTCGCGCCCACCTCGTCCTCGCCGCCGCGCAGCGCCATGTCCATAATCTTCCACGCCTCGGCGGGGATGGTCGGCTTCTCCGCATACGCCAGCACCTTGCGCACGTCCGTCCCCGGCGGCGCGTTGATCCCCCACATCGTCCCTAGCCCCATCACCACGTTCTGGGTGGGCGCGTTGCCGTCGGCGGTGTTGTACAGGAGCGGGCAGTTGGTCCAGTACGCAATCATCTTCAGCACTTCGTTCAGCACGCCCTGGTTCATCCGCTGGTCGCCCGCGTTGATGCGCCCAATCCCCAGCCCGTACAGGCTGCTCTTAATGTTCCACCAGTTCGCGGTGTAGCCCAGCGCGTGGTCGCCCAGCTCGTGCGCCTCGTTGCGGATCACCTTGAAGCGCCCTTCGTACACCAGCATCTCCACCACTCGCTCGCAGGTCCAGTACGCCAGCTTCATCATCGGCTTCTCGAACGGGTTGGCGCTGGCGTTGGTCTCGGGGCCGCCCGCATGCAGCACCGTCGTGTTCTGGATGTTGCTGTTCTGCGCCGTGCGCGTCCCCGGGCTGGCGTCGCCATACGGGTTCGCCAGGAAGTACCGCACCAGGTCATCGTCCTCGGGGATGTCCTTGTAGCAGTCCAGTTCCCGCATCCGCTGCAGGTCCTGCAGGGTCACGTAGTCGATGTCGATGCGGTGGCTCGCGCTCAGGTCGGGCCGGTTCGGCGTGCGCGTCTTCTCATCCCAGATCGTCCAGCCCAGGTCGCGGAACTCGAAGTATGGCCAGCTCTCCATCACCTCTTCGGTTACAACCTTGAAGTCGTCCGACTCCCACGTATTCACCACCGCCGGCGCGCCCACCGGCATGTCGATACTCACCGGAGGCGTGTTGCGCTTGCGGCTCTTCTTTGTAACCGTCTTCTCGTCCCAGCGCGGCACGCCGATGCCGGTCCCTTGCAGCGCCATGCACTCGATCAGCAACCCAAAGTTGTACTCAAAGTCCGCCCGCTGGTCGAGCACCGTCAGGATCTCGGTCGCCGCGTCGAGATACGTCTGCGCATCAGCGTCGCCGGCCAGCTTGCCGGTCGCCTCCAGCAGGAACGGGATCTGGTCCGCAAAGATGCCGCGCCGCACCTGGGTGCTCATGGTGTTCGAATTCTTGGCCACGTTGAACCGGCTCACCCGCGCGGTCCCATTCAGGCTCACTCGCCAGTCGCCCTCGAAGTTCGGGCTCTGGTAGATATAATCAATGTACTGCCACTCCGCCAGCCACGCCTTCTGTTCGAGCCATGCGGAGTCGCGCTGGAAGTCAGCCCACACAATGGTCGCGGCGGCGTTGTCGTCGAACGCGGGCTCCTTCACGCCCCCCGGCGCCACCGTCACCTGCGTCTTCGCAATCATCGGCGTCAGCGTGTTGCCGATCGGCATCCCATCGCCGTTAGGACTGCTCGCAATTGTCAGCAAATCAGCCATGTGCTTCGCACCGTTCTCGACCGCTGCGCGGTGAATCTCTCTGGTTCCACCAAACTGGCACGACGCCAACCGGTTCACCATGTTGCATTCTCCGTTTATACTGCGAGGCAAACGCGACCTCCCAATGCCGCCACTGCTCGCTCTCTGATCCCAGTGGCAGCACGAGCGGGAAGGCTGTCAGCAGTTTAGGAATCAGCCATCGACGGTCGCGGTCGATCCACGTGCCATACTCGTTCCGTCCGTGGATACCTTCGATGAAGGCGTTCCATCCACCCATAAGTCCACAACCAAAGTAGCTAACTGAGAGCCTGTAGGGACGCCACTCTTCAACCTGGCGGATCTGATCAAGACGCCGACGCTGCTGCTCCCTGCGGGCGTTCATCACATCGGACCACGTTACAACACGCCGCTCGCGACCATTATCGACGATTGAATGCAGCTCAGGCGGCGGGGTGCGGCCCCAAGCTATAAGCGCCGAGCGCATGATGATGCTACCCATCTAGCCCTCCCGGCAGCGGCGGCATCCCGATTCCGCGGCTCTGCACCTTGCTCATCGCCGCCATGTGCGCCTGCGCCTTCATCCTCACCTGGTCATCCACTATCGGCATCCCCTGCTGCTCCAGGAACCC